AAAAAACTTGTAATCATCATGGCTTGTGAAAATGGAGAATGCGTCGTCTATGAAGAAAGAGACAAATCAAAGTACATCAAACTACTCGGCAAATACATTAGAAAGTTTGTTGGAGATAAATTGGAACTCTATGGAACCAAATAAAGAACTAGAACAGGCAATAGAAAGTAAATTTTTAACGCCGTCTAAATTTGCTCTTGAGATTGAAAAAATCGTAGCAGAAGAAAATCTGAACTACATTGATGCTATCTGCCACTATTGCGAATCCAATAGTCTTGAGGTAGAATCGGTGGTGAAACTCATTTCAAAACCTTTGAAAGAGAGATTAAAGTGGGACGCAACTCGTCTTAACTTTATGAAGAAAACTTCTCGCGCACGTTTGCCTCTGTAATGTCACCCTTTGAATGTTATACTCAATACTTGGGATTGAAGAATCACTTCACCAATCCCAAGTATGACTATTTTAGGTATCATCAAAAAACAAGAGCATCATTAACTTCGTTTAATAAACGTAAGGACAAATATTTCTTTGAGAAATCTTCTAGGAAGTATTCTGACAAAGAAATAGTAGACTTTTTTGTATCAAATTTTGTAGAAGCAGACAACCCACAGAACCTATGGATTGGAGAAATTATCAATTCTGGCGAAAGGACATACGCAGATTGGATGCGGAGACAACAGAGTTTGACTTACTTGTTCAAAGAGCAAAGCAGCGAATTGTTCTTGGAAACAAAATTAGAGGATGCCTTGAACTGTTCCAAAGGTCATCCACCCGTTCTAAAAAGATTCCTGAGCGGGAAGATTTCTATTGAAACTCTAGTCATCTATGATAAAATATTCCTGTTCGGGAAGAAGTTTGATAAGAAACTTCTGGACCCAGTGTGGGAAACCGTCAGTTTGAAAATTAAAAAGTATAATCCATTTCTAAATATTGATGTGTTTCAATTCAAGAAGATTTTAAGGGAAATCATAGATGAGTAACTTTTTTGACTCCGATATTATTCAAGACGAACTGAAAGAAATTAATAGGTTACAGGAGGAGATTTACGGAAGTATTCTCACTTTTGGTGGTATGTCCCGTGAGACCAAACTGGAACACATTGAGAAACTTGAGCTCTTGCTAGAAAAGCAGAGAGTGATGTATACTAGGTTGTCCCTTTCAGACGACCCCGAAGCGGTTGAAATGAAAGAGAATCTTCGCAAATCAGTGGCACTGATGGGTTTCCCACCAGAGACTGATATGAACATATTATTCAGTAGTATGAACAAAACCATTGAGTCCCTCAAGCAATTCATTGACCATTGAGGCAATTTCTGTTATACTATCCGAGTAATCCCCCGAATCCAAACTATCCGAGGTAATCCAAATGTCTTTTGCTGACCTTAAGAAGCAATCTAAACTTGGCAATCTTACTGCCAAACTGGTTAAAGAAGTTGAAAAAATGAATACAAGCAGCGGTTCTAGTGATGACCGTCTGTGGAAACTGGATGTAGATAAGAGCGGCAATGGTTATGCCGTAATCCGTTTCCTCCCTGCTCCGAACGGTGAGGACCTTCCGTTCGTGAAACTCTACAGTCACGCATTCCAAGGTTCTGGTGGTTGGTATATTGAGAACTCCCTGACTACTCTGGGTCAGAAGGATCCTGTGTCGGAACTGAACTCCGAACTGTGGAACAACGGCACTGATGCTGGTAAGGAACTGGCACGTAAGCAGAAGCGTAAACTGACTTATATCTCCAACATCTACGTCGTGAAGGATCCTGCTAACCCTGCCAACGAAGGTAAAGTCTTCCTGTACAAGTTTGGTAAGAAGATCTTTGACAAACTGACTGCTGCAATGCAACCCGAGTTTGAAGATGAAGAAGCAATCGATCCGTTTGACTTCTGGCAAGGTGCCAACTTCAAACTGAAGGCAAAGAATGTTGCTGGTTATCGTAACTATGATTCCAGTGAGTTTGCTGCACAAGGTGCTCTGCTGGACGATGATGACGCAATGGAAGCAATCTGGAAGAAGCAGTATTCTTTGGCAGAACTCGTTGCTGCTGATCAGTTCAAGACTTATGATGAACTGAAGAAGCGTCTTGAGTATGTGCTGGGTTCCAAAGGTTCCCGTCGTGTGGATGAAGAAGTTGCTGAAGAGGAAGAGTATTCTCGTGGTCCTGTGAAGGATCTTGATGATGATCTTCGTTCCGAACTCAATAATCTTCAACCTACTCGCCGCGCTGCTGTGGTTGAAGAAGATGAGGATGATGATGCCCTGTCCTACTTTGCCCGTTTGGCAGAAGAGTGAAGTCTGATTACACCATTGATCGTGTAAGCAAGTCCGAAGCCGCAGAGTTACTTCTGCGGTTTCATTATCTTAAGGACTTTTCAAAAAGTTTTAAGTCTGGGTATAACTATGGTCTTTATAAGAATAATGACTTTTGCCCATTGAATATTGGTGGTATTCAGGGAGTCTGTGTGTTCACTGGACTCCCTGTTCCCGAAGTCGCACAAGGAGCATTTGGATTATTAAGAAATGAACAAGAAGGACTTTTTGAACTTTCGCGTCTCTGCATCCACCCAGACACACAATCTGGCGAGCATAATATCACTTCTTGGTTCGTTTCAAGAGCGATTAAACAGTTACGAAAGGATACTGAAGTTAAAGCAATCATCTCTTACGCTGATAGTGATTTCCATAATGGTACAATCTATCGCGCTTGTAATTTTAAATATTGCGGACTCACAGACCCAAAGAAAGATTTCTACTATGCAGACGGAACTAAACACTCTAGAGGCAAAATTAAAGGTGCTGAAGGAGAATGGAAAGACCGCTCCCGCAAACATCGATATGTGATGATTTTTGATAAGAAATTAAAGTTATTGTGGTAAAGTTATATTCGTATTTTCAGTTCTGATGAGAGTGTCTGTTACGTATTCTGAGGATTCCGAATACAACATTTCAACTCTCATATCATTTAAGAACTGTTGTAAATATGCTGGTTTCAGAAGATAGATTGATCTTTTCTTGTCGTTCTTTCTAGCCTCATACTCATAATTAGTGATTCCAGTTACGGGATTTAACGTTGCCGTAGGATCTGCTGGATTTGGAATCGTAAAGTTTTGAGTGACAACCTTACCTGCTGGAAGAATCAAACGATTTAAAGAATCTTTGACTTCTGTGGTCTCATAGAATCTGATTTTAGTCAAATCATTTCCATATTTGTTTTCAGCATAATTATAAATTTGATAGTCTGATAATGGCCACTGATCTCTGACATTTGTGATATTGGCAGTAACTAAAACAACCCAATCTAGATCGGGACTCCCATAAATCTCGTCGGCAACTGTGTCTGGGCGAGCACCATCTTTAATTTCATATTTGTTGAAGATTGTAAAGACATTATATAAGTCATCACGAAGTTTAACTCTTCTGAAAAGATTCTTCACAATTACATAATCCTGTGAGGAGTTTTTCTCAGGTAAGAAAGACTGATATGCGAGGTCTGGTAATTCTCTAAAGTATCCCATTAGAATCCCACTCCATCTTCAGGTGTTAACCCATCATAGTCTTGAGCATAAATTGGCTCAAGCTCCTTAAATGTAAGATCCATAATCATAGAAACAGGAGTTCCATCTGAATATGTCGCGTAAATATTTTCTCCCGTATAATTAACACTCATATCAGAAAGAACACATTGTTTAAATTTGTGTAAAAATTTATGATTGTCGGGTCCTTGTTTATATCTCAATTCAAAAAAGTTTGGTGTTCCCAAAAATGTACCAGCATCTATGGGTGCCATATGACGTTTAAGAGATCCAATAATTAATTTAACTTGTCTTGCTTCTTTTTCATCTCTTGGAGTCAATTTAAAAGAAAATCTAAAATTCCTAATTGTAGGACCATTGAACAAAAGTTCCATATTGGGATTTAAAATTTGTCCTTCACCTCTCGCTAAAATTTGATTAAGAGTTACATTTCCAACCCCAGCAATACCCGCTGCTTCTGCCGCTAATTTTTTTAGATAGATATCTTTTAAACCAGGAGTGTTTAAATAGGTTTTAAATGCTGCTATAGAAGTATTTGTTAATTGATTTAAGGCTCCTGCTATTCCCCCAGAATTGAAAGCATTTGAAACATTTGTATTCATTATATTTAAAGCACCTTGACCTACTCCTGCTGTAATAGCGTCTAAAGTATCCTCCGAATAATTTACACTATTAGCATCAGTTATATTTGATGGCATTGGCAACAAAATAACACCAAGCACCGACTCTATAAAAGATCTTGTTTCTGCTGGGAATTGTCTTCTAGATGATACTAACAAATCATTTGACGGATTGTCAGACCGATATGGATTGGCAAATCCTCTAGATCTTATCAATGTCTGTCCAGCAAAACTTTTGTTAATTAGACGAACTTGAAGATAGTCCGTCTCTTCTGTTATTGCTTCTAAAGGATATCTCAATACTTGTGGGGGAACTGCTGTCGCCATCTTGGCTATTTTTTAACTATTTAGACGGATATTGGCAAAAGGTATCTCTCTTAAATCTGCCAATTCGTCTGGATAAACCTCATATAACTGTCCAGCAACTTCACTCCAGGTATATTGCCTCAATTGACCCCAGTGAAAATTAATGGCTTTAAATCCCCATTTATAAACTTCAGTCACTGCGACTAAAGGATTTTGATCGTAAGATATATTTGGTGTCTTTGGATTATAAACGAATGTATAATACTTACCTGCCTGTGGAACTCGTCCACTTTCTTGTAACACACTCATAATTTCAAGCATTAAATCATCGGGATCTTCAGTTCCGATTACATTATCAATGACAGAACGTACCCGATTATCATTATCATCGGTCGGGTTTCTTTCTTGCCTTTGCTTGAGTGTCTTTCTAGGCATCTTAAATACCTAATTCGTTTTCTGTAAGAACTTTGAATTCATATCCACGATCAGCACACCATTCTTTTGCTGCTTCCCATTTTGCCTGATTCTTGGCGTACTCATATGCTTCATAGAGATACTTTTTAGTTTGTCTCTGTTGTTTGGGAGGAGGAGTTGTTTGCTTTTTTGGTTTAATCTCAATCAAATACTTTTTAATTTGACCACTAGATTCTTGAACTTTGATATAAAAATCTGGGAAATATCTATGAGGTTTACTGTCTATTGGAGACCTATACCACACAAACATTTCTTCTGATCCCCATTCCAATACTTTCTCATTGAGATCACAATAGACCATAAACTTTCTTTCCCACAATGATCTGTATATGATATTTGTCGGATCTCCCTTATATTTTTTGGGGAATGATGGTTGGTATTTTCCCTTATACGACATCTAAATACTTTATAATGTAAGGTTCGCACAAGGTATTTAGATGCCAGTCCCATCAATTACTGACATTACAATGCGTAATGCCAAAGCATATTTTGGCAATATGGCAACGACTAACTTATATCAAGTTTTTATTGGTAATGGATGGCAAGGAACTTTTACAAAACAATTATTAGAACAAGAAAGAGTTGATTTTGGTTCTTTTGGAACTACTTTAGGATTGATGTGTAGCGATGCTTCTCTTCCATCATCAACCTATGCGACAGCAGAAGTCAAAGATAATTTTATGGGAGTCACTCAAGAATTCGCACATACTAGAATTTACACTGATATTGATTTCACTTTTTATATTGACCACGACTATCAGGTTTTAAAGTTTTTTGAATTTTGGATGAATTTTGTTTCTGGGGGTGGACCAGCTCAAACTGCCGATAATAATTCATTCAGAAGATTTAACTATCCAAAGTATTATAAAAACTCACAATTTTATATTAAAAAGTTTGAAAGAGATTATTTACTGGGTGGAAAGTCCAGTATTAATTATCAGTTTATTAATGCTTTTCCAAAGTCAGTGACAAGTATTCCTGTAACTTATGGACCTACAGATTTAATGAAAATTACCGTGACGATGAACTATGATCGTTACTTATATGGATTAGAAACATCATTCGCACCAAAATCCAAACCTTTAGATGGATCCTTTGCGGATCCAAATAGTCCATTATCACAAGCATCTGATAGGGCTCTTAATCCAAATTCTGGGCCAGGATTTTCTGATCCAAGATTAGAAGAAACCTTTCAAAGAATTCAAAATAATCGCTAAATAATCACAACTGAATTTCTATAGGTCATTATGCCTTTACCAAAGATCTCTACACCAACGTATGAGTTGGAATTGCCCTCTACTGGAAAGAAAATTAGATACAGACCATTTCTAGTGAGAGAAGAAAAGATTCTTATTATGGCACTGGAATCTGAAGATACAAAACAGATTTCAAATGCGATTGTTCAGATTCTTTCTGATTGTATTGCCACAAAAACAGTAAAAGTTTCTGAACTTTCAACATTTGATATTGAATATTTGTTCCTGAACGTTCGTGCCAAGTCTGTTGGTGAAACTGTTGAAGTAAATGTGACTTGCCCTGATGATGGTGAGACACAAGTTCAAATGGAAATTAATATTGACGATATCGAAGTTCAAAAAGATCCAAATCATTCCAATATCATTAAATTGGACGAGAATCTTTCAATGAAACTTAAGTATCCTTCATTAGAACAATTTGTTGAAAATAACTTTGAAGTCAATGAATCCGATTCGGATGTAAATAAGTCTCTATCAATGATTATTTCTTGTATTGATATGGTCTATGATCAAGAAGAGTCTTGGAGTGCCGCAGATTGTAGCAAAAAAGAACTTGAAGAATTTGTGGAGCAAATGAATACAAAGCAGTTTAAAGAAATTGAAAACTTCTTTGTGACGATGCCAAAACTATCTCACGCAATCAAAGTGAAAAATCCAAATACTAAAGTTGAAAATGAAATTGTTCTAGAAGGACTTGCCAGTTTTTTCACTTGAGTATGGCTCATACTAATCTTGAGTCATACTACCAAACAAATTTTGCCTTGATGCAGCATCATAAATATTCATTGACTGAACTTGAGAATATGATGCCTTGGGAACGTGAAGTTTATGTTAGTTTACTTCAAAGTTACATAGAAGAAGAAAATCTAAAGGCACAACAGAGTGGAATTTGATAGTCCAATTTATAAGGCACCATCACTACCAAAGATTAGTAGAAGAAATATTTCTTCTCCCATAATTCGTGGTGCTCAATCTGTTGCTGCTCCAAGATTGAGAAAATCATCTTTTAGTTTTATAAAACCAAGAATTCAGACTCCTACACTAACTTCTCAAGTTGAAACTTCATCAGAATCAGAGACAATTTCTGGAAATAAGGTATATGAAACTCTTGTAGAAACAAATAAAATTCTTGTAGAAATTCAAAAGCAATTGGCATTAGATTTTGCTTCAAGAATTGTAGAGAGGAAAGATATAATTCGCGGTAAAAAAAGAAGAGCAGAGAAAGAAAAAATAACTAGAAAAGAACAATCTATTGAATCTTTGAATAAGTTTGGTAGTGGAGTTAGTAAATTTTTTGATAAAGTAACTGCCCCCGCTAAAAGCATATTTCAGAAGTTATTAGATTTTTTTGGTATAATTGTAACTGGATTGGTTGTTAATAATGCTTTTAATTGGTTGTCTGATAAAAATAATCAAAAGAAACTATCAGAGACTCTTGGTTTTGTAGGGAAATATTGGAAAGAAATTTTTGGAGTCTTAATTGGAATTAAGTTAATTTCTACAATTATTAAACTATATACAACTCTAAAATTAGTTGGAGCAATTTTACTATCTCCTCTCTTTTTGAAAACTCTAGCACTAATAATAGCAGCAGCTGGAGTGATTTCTTTAGCTAAGGCAATAGAACCAGTAACTAGAGAAAGGGTGAAGCAAGCAGCGGAAGCACAGCAAGGAAAATCATTATTTGTGCCAGGAACTGGTGGTGTAGGTGATCCTTATTCTGGATTGGAAAGACAACTTTACGGATCACCCACTGCTACGCCTGGTGATTTTGATTTTAACAAAGGTGTTCAGAAAAGTAAAGGAGGTACAATACCTAATTTACCTTCATATAACTTTAAAACAAGTATAGTAAAACAATATCAAAATATAACTCAAAAGTTCTCTGAAGGTGGAACAGTTGGTGGAGCAGGATCTGGATTGGTTGATAGTGTCCGAACAATGCTCGCCCCTGGTGAGGAAGTCATTCGCACATCAGCAGCAATGATGTTTAGACCATTATTGAAGGACATTAATAATAATGCTGGAAGAATGTGGATTACATTCAGTAATGCTATCCGCAATATGATTTCTTATAATGAAACTATGCGTTATGCTTTAGATGAATTGAGTAGAAATCTAGAGACTTTTAAAAAGCAATTAGATGATTTTGTCAATCAGGAAAAACTTGAAAAGTCTAAAAAAGCAGGTGGTGGCGGATATGGATTAAGGACGCCATCAAAGGACTCTATTACAACATTAGTTTTACCTACCACTATAATTCATTCTGATCTCAAAAAACCAACGAGACCAGCAACTAGAACGACGATTCCAATTACATTACCAACAAAAACTGCTAATTATAAAATGCCAGCAATTGATGGTGGTATGGCAACTGATGAACCAGATATTTCAAGTGTAAATTTGGCAAATGATTATATGATGTTAACACCAAAAATGTACGGAATTTTTGTATAAGATATGGAACAAGTACAACTACAAAAATTAAAAATCAATGCTACGAATATAAAAAATACCTTAGTTAATTATAATAAGCAAGCGATTAAATTGAGGAAGGATGAATTTCGTTTTTCTTTTAATGAGGATAAAGAGAAGAAATTGAGAAAAAAGGAGGAAAAAATAGAGGGTAAAGATATTGTTCAACAACCTCTTGAAAAAATAAAATCTAAACTGCTTTCTGGACCACTGGGTTTCTTTGACAAGGTTAAAGAGTTTTTTGGTATTGTATTTTTGGGATTGGTGATTAATAATCTTCCACAAATTATTAATAAAGTTACTGAAGTGGGAGAAACACTCATAAATGTTGCAAATTCAATTATTAAAGTAGTTGAGGCGACAGTAAATGGTGTCAATGGATTTATAAGTATTATTCAGAGTTTTCCCGAAATAACAAAAAGAAAACTTATAGAGGAAAAAGATAAATTAGAAAAATTTATTCTTGAACTTGACAAAATTATTGATCCAATGAATCGTGAGTATACTAAACTTGATAAAGACCTTAAATCAAAATCAACAAATCCTAAACCTAAACAAGATTCTCCGGAGAAAAATAATAGTCCTACAGATCAAAAAAAATCTAGAGGTGGAACAGTAAAAACATCAAGTGGTTCAAAAACCTCACCAAATCAACAATCAAAAACCACATCCACATCAGGATTTAAGGGAGCAACTCCAACTCCAATGGGAAGAAAAGCAATTGAGAGCACTAATGCTTTTGGCACATTTGCGACTGTTACCGAACAACTTAAAGAACATTCAATTCTTCTTGATGGTAAAGGAGGTGTCAATGAAAACTTCACTGACGTTAATGAAAGTTTTAATCAATTTTTAATCAATTTAAAAGATAGGGAAGACAAAGATAAGAAACCTCCAACTTCAAAAATACCATCTAGTGCTAGAAGAACTCCACCTTCACCAACATCTGGTGGAGTAAATGCCCCAAGTGGTGTTAAAGTTGATCCTACCGATATACTCGGAGCGATTGGAAGCACGGGTTATTCTACGGGACCACATTTACACATTGAAACAGGAGATGGCCGTGGCGGTGCTGGTGGAACAATTCCAAAAAATGTTCTTGATAATGTTTTTATTGGTGGAGTTCCTTTGAGCAAATTATCACAAGGAGATGGTCTTGGCGCTGGAAGAGGTCATAAAGGATTTGATTATTCGGCAAATACAGGATCTCCAATTAGTATTGGATCAAATCTAAAATTTATAGAGTATGATGAAGGATACAACGGGGGATATGGAAATAGTCTAATTATTATTGATGAAAGTGGAAATAAGTATTTGTTAGGGCACTTAAGTAGTGGACCCACACCAAGTGCGCTCAAAAAAATAAAAGATAAACAAAAACCACCAGTAACACCATTACAAACGAGTACAAAAATCGGAACAAATCCAGAAGACTCTTTAATGGCAATGGATAGTTTTGATTTCCTTGTTACACAAGTGATTGAAAAACCAGTACCATTTCCACAATTAATCAGAGTAAATAATAGTAGTGAATCATCAAATAATATGATACCAGAAATAAATCCATTACTTTTATCTTAAAATAAATGTCAGCATCAGTATCCTCTTTATACGAACATCTATACATTGATAGAAATGGTAAGAGAGTAGATCTTGCTGGCAAAACAATCTCATTTAAATATTATGAAAGTGTATTTTCTCCAGTAGTCACCGCAAATATGGTGTTAGTTGATACTGGCAGTTCTCCAATTCCTACGAGTAGTTCCCAAGATAAACAAGGTAGGACTGGATCTATTGTTAATTCATTACCAATCACGGGAAATGAAAATCTAGAATTCAAAATTAGATCTAGACAGGGGACACTTGATTTTCAATTAAACCCATTAGTTGTAAATGGTGCTCCTGTTGCGGCACAAGAATCAAACAGAGAAGTTTTTACTCTGGCTTTAACGTCAAAATTGTCAGTTCAAAATGAAAAAACAATTATACCAAAAACATATACTGGTAAAATATCCGATAGTGTTAGAAAAATTTTAAGAAATGAATTAAAGGTACAATCTAATAAAATCTTCATTGATGAAACAAAATTTTCATACGATTTCTATGGAGCAAATCAACATCCATTTAAAGTTCTTATCACATTAGCATCAAAATCTGTTCCCGCATCATCAAAAGATCCTGGATATTTTTTCTACGAAACTGCGGATGGAATCAACTTTAAATCAATAAGTAGTTTGATATCTTCTAAACCAAAAGCAACCTATATAAGAAACTCTGTTTTACGAGCAGATAATGATAATGATTTTAAAATTCTTTCTTTGAAACCATTCAAAAATCAGAATACAATTAGTGCTTTAAGATCTGGAGTTTATTCGTCTAGAAATATATTTTTTGATCCAAGAACATTTAAGTATGATGAAATTATTGTAAAGTTAGGAGATCAAAAACTTGAAAAATATTTGGGAAAACAAGTAGATATTCCGCAAGGATTTGATGAATTTACAAGGACACATTTTCATATTTTAGACGTTTCTAGTTTAAGTTCTGGTGTTGGTATTAATATTAATAATGATCCAAAAGAATGGCAGGCAAGATCTACTACGAGATATAATTTATTGTTTACTCAAGGATTAAATATCGTTGTTCCTTGTAATCCTCAACTACGAGCTGGCGATGTTGTTGAGTGTTTATTTGAAAAAGTCACTATAGATAATAAAAATCTTGGTGCTTATGATGAACATCAAAGTGGTAAATATTTAATTGTTCATTTATGCCATAGTTTTGATCCTACACGGTCATTTACATCATTAACACTAGTGAGAGATACTTACGGATTAATAGCAAAATAAAATGTCAAAATCTATAGACAATATAGGATTTGCTGGAATTAACTATCAGTGGTTTATTGGGCAAGTTCCACCAAATCAAACTCTAGATAAAACTGATCCCGATGGTTGGGGAGATAGAGTTAAAGTAAGAATTGTAGGTATTCACGATAAGTCTGGAACTGTAACTCCAAATGATCAATTACCTTGGGCAATTGTAGAGAGACCAACAACTCAAGGAAACGCAAGTCGTGGATCAACAGGTCTTACTGGTGGAGAATGGGTAAGAGGATACTTTTTAGATCCTTTCAATCAAGTTCCAGTCATTACTGCTATTCTAGGTAGGGGAACTTATGAGAACAATATTTCATTAGAAGAAGCAAAAAATCAAAAGTCAACAGAATTTAAAAATATTACAAGATATAACGCTTCTCAACCTCATAATGGTCAAGTAATTGGTGGTGACAAACCAACCGAGTCTGCACAACCAACAAAACAGGATTTTGATAAGGCAAAAGAAATACCAAAAGATCAAGAAGATATCAAAAAAAATCAAGAAATTGAAAACACCACATTAATTTCACAATATGTTCCATTAACTCCAAGAGAAAGAGAAGACAAAAAAATTCTTTTAAGAGCTTTACAGAGGGGTGAAATTGGATCTGGACCATCTATTGATAAAGCAATACAAGATATTATTGATCAACTTAATGGTGTTCGTGGTCTCGTTCGTGATGCATGACACCAAGATAAATATCAGAACAAGGAGGTAAGTTTATAATGTCAGGTTTTGTAAAGGGACAAGCGAGTTATTATGGTCCTGGTTTTCAGGGCAATAGAACTTCGCAAGGTGATCGTTTCAATACGGAAGAATATAGCGCAGCAATTCAAATAGACATTAGAAATCAGTTTGGTGTTCCTTCTGGAACTGGAAAAAAAGGATATGCTCGCGTTACCAATTTAAATACTGGAAAATCTATTCTGGTAAAAATTAATGATGTTGGATCACTTACTTCTGGAAGAGTAATTGATTTAAGTCAAGCATCTTTTAGATCATTATCACCAACAGGAACATTGGGTCCTGGTGTTTTAAATAACATTAAAGTAGAATATCTTGGAGAATTTAAAAAAGGAAGTCCTGTTGGACCCACTACAACTCCAAGAAGAACACCAACTCCACCACCTCCAAGACCAACACAAGCAGAATTAGAAGTAGAAAAATACCAAGAAACTCAAATAGAAATACCACAACTACAAGAATCGCCAGCAGAACCAGAACCACGCAGTCCATTTTATAGTGATAAGGGAGTTAATAAACTTAAAGAAGATGTTTCTACACTTACGGCACTTGTTCAGAGCGAAGCAGTACAATTAGATAATATTATTGTTTCTGCTGGTCCACCACAACAAAGTCTATTGGATCGTATTGAAGAGTCTGGAATTACTCCAGAATTACTTAATGAATTTCCACAGTACGCAGATCTAATCAATTCTTATAATGATAAAAGAACATCACTTCAAGAATTAGAGCAAATACTTGAAAACTTCTTAAAAGACGTTGAAAAAACTTGTCCCGTTGCCTCTGAACTATCAACTTCTTGGTCCAATGAAGAGAAAAAATGTAGAGATGGATTCAACTATTCGGCATTAAGAGCACTAGAAGCAGATATTGAGAAACAATTGAATGAACTTCCAGATCCTTGCGGAAAGAGCACTCTTGCTGGAATTAATAACGCACTACTAAACTTCTTTGATTTTCTTAAAGGAATTAAGAAATACTATAATCTCTATGTTCAGGGAACAATCAATAAAATTCAAAATCTAACTTCCATTATTGCTAGAACCGCTGACATCATAGCATCAATCTTAAAGTTGCTCATTCAAAGAGTTCGTAATTATATTTTAAATCTTTTAAGAAAATTAATTGAAAAAGTCATTGATCGTATCTTGACATCTTTATCAAAAAATCTTAAGAATGCCGTCATTAAAGCAATTGTTGATTCCATAATCTGTAAGTTTAATGAGATTATCAAAGGATTGAGAAATCTCGTCGTAGATTTTCTATTTGCGATGATTGGAAATGTAATCAATGCTCCTATCTGTGCCGTAGAGCAATTTACTAATGCTCTACTTAATAATCTCGCAGTTCAAACAGACAGAGCACTCGCACCAATTCTTGCTGGAATTAATGATGTTCTTGGTGGAGTCGCTAAAATTGCTGGTAACGTCTTTCAGGCAATTGACTTTATTCTTGGATTTGAATCTTTCTTGTGTGCTAAACCAAAGTGCCCTCAAATTAAATCGTGGAAAGCATCTGCTGGAGCGGGACCAACTCCAGCAATGGAAGAATCATTCAAGAATTTCTTACCAATTCCTAACGCAGATCAAATTGAAGATACTGTATTGAGTAATGTGGATCAATTTATCGGAAATGCTCTTCCTGGTGTTTCAATTTTTGGTGATGAAAGACTTGAAGGAAACGTTCTTGCGAGTGGAACTCCGCCTCCAGGAGTACAATGTTTCCCTGGTGCCTTCCGTTGTGGTCCACCTAACGTAGTGTTCTTTGGTGGTGGTGGGATAGGAGCAATTGGAAATGCTGTTGTGAATTCACTTGGTGAAGTTGTGGGTGTTGATCTAACTTATGGTGGTGCTGGATATACGGCTCCTCCATTTGTCACATTTCAAGATAACTGTGGAAATGGAAATAACGCTTCAGGATACACTGTAATCAATAACGTTGGAGAAGTCACTGAAGTTGTTATGATTAATAGTGGATCTAGTTATCTAAATTATGTTTCAGGAACTACAGAATTTGAAGAAATTCCACAAGAACTGATTACACCTGTAGAAACTACAACGAGAGAATATGTCACTTGTTTGGATCGCATTGAAATCATAAGCACTGGGATTGGATATCTACCTACAGATAGTGTTTCTATTACACCAGATCTACCAGGACTACAAGTTAAAGTTCAAATTACAGAAGTTGGTCAGATTGTATCAATGGAAGTTTTAAACTCTGGATGTGGGTTTGCCGAGATCCCAGAGATTACAATAAATAGTGATACTGGATCTGGATTACAAGTTCGTCCTGTGATGAGATTTGTGAATCGGCAGCAATATCTTAATGAACAACCAGATTTTGTTCCGTCCAGACTCATTAAAGTTATTGATTGTGTTACCAAGTAATGGCAAAAAAGAGATCACCGGAATATATTGTTACTGATAATGCTCACGGCACAATGTTCTTTGGTCCTGGTGGTCCCAAAGAAGCAGACGATGGCACCGAGTTTAGATTTTCAGTTGCTTCTAACTCAACGTTAAAGTATACGAATGATGGTGGCAAAACGGAGCACGTTCAAGGAAGGAATGTTATTACTTGTGGGCACAATCTAGCGCAAGGAAGAGACAAGGCAGAAGAAGAAGATATCGCCTATGGTGTTTACTGTGAGAATGGAGACATTGTTTTCTCCGCACCTTCTGGAAATGTAAAGATACTTGCGAAAAACATTTATCTTGAATCTCGTGGTCCCGACACTGACAATGGTGCTTTTTTACTGAAAGCCAATGGTGGAATCACAATTGATAGTGGAGAACAACTGACTTTATCTGGAACCAAAGTCTGTGTCAGAGGAGAAGCAGAGGTCAATATTGTCACAGATCACTTTATCAATATGGTGGGTGAAATTATTCAAGGTGGATCACCATTCAGTCCACTACTAAATTCAATTCTACCATCGGTCATTACTGATTTATTAAACGGAGTCTCTGCGAGTTGTAAGTAATATGGCATTTTCTTTTAGTGAATCTTTCAATCTCAATGTAACGCACCCTATCTTTGATACTGCGTTAGTCATTCCAAATGAAATTCGTGGTTTATTTCCAGGAACAGCATCCATTTATGCTGGATATTTTGGTACAGGATCTCTGTTTACATTAGGAACCACTGTCATTGGTGCTGGTCCAGCTCCAGATAAACCACTGACAATGAATACTCTTGGACTGAATTTACACGATGGAATCACGACACAACTTGGAGTTCACGCTACAGTTGGAGAAAATATTACAACTGGAATTGAATTAAGAAGTTCCGTTGTATCCAATTCTCTAACTGCCAAAGAAAGTTCTCTTGTCGGAAAAGAAACAAACATCGTTGGAAAAAATGTCAATATTGGTGGCTGGGACATCTATATTGGGGGACCAACAATCACGATTACAGCTTTTGGTGGATCCATCTCTGGAGTAGATATTTCTGGTTGTACTGGAAAGAAAGCATTTGATATTCAACATCCATCTAAAGAAAATCATAGATTAAGATATATTTGTTTAGAGGGGCCAGGTGCTGATGTCTTTGTCCGTGGAAAATTAAAAGGTTCAACAGTAATTGAACTACCAGATTATTGGAAAGATCTCGTTGATGAAGAATCTATTACTGTCAACATGACACCAATCGGACAGTATCAAGAATTATATGTGGAAAAAATTGTTTCTGGAAATAAAATACATATAAAGAATAATTCTGGAATACCAGTGAATTGTTACTATACAGTTTATGGAGAGAGAAAGGATACAACCAAGAATATTTCAGAATATTCTGGAACTTCTCCACTAGATTATCCAGGAAATAATGATGAATATGTAATTAATGGGGGGGCATAAGCAATGGCAACTGGAGCACCAAAGGCAGCAATTGGATATTTGCAGGAAGATTTAGATTCCTTGAATGAATATGACACAAATCAAGTCAACGAAACTCCCACAGAGTCTTTGACATACAAGGATATAACTCAAAATTCTGATGGGACTTGGAATCAGAATGATAATATCGTTGAAAACCCAGTTAAACTTCCCACGACAATAAAACAAAACGAATATCAAAAACTTGAAAATAAGATAGAAAGTCTACAAGAGAGTGCTGGGATTTTGGATCAAAAAATTCTAGATCTAAACAATCAGATTAATTTTAAGAAATCCCAGATCGTAAGTTTAGTATCTTCTGCTGTTGGTCTTGGATGTTCCGTTGGACTGACTACTACCAGTTCTGCCGCTTTGATTGTAAATAGTGTTCAGATCGGTTTTGGAAGCACTGTTTATGGGGATCAGGCAAGGAACAAGGTTTATAGTGGACTTACAGACTACACTGCCAGAAATCCATTTACATCAGACTCTACAGTTACACTTTCGGCATCAAATCTTGGAAGTGGATATCAATCTGTAACATCAAATAACGATGGGACAAATGTAGGGATTTATAGAACGGTATTTACAGTAGGTCATCCAGCACCAGTTACTGCCACTTGTGTAGGATTTGCCAATTCTATTACTACTATTGCCGCTGAATTAACATCGTTAAGATCTCAAAGGGATTCATATCTTACAAATGTTAATCTCGTAAAAGATGGAAAGTTGGATGAGGAAATTATCTTGTGGGGCAACAAGTCTGCTGACGGTCGGATAGGCACCTTGAAGACAAATACACAATCCTTAATGAATTCTATCAATTCCGTACCCGAGTTCCAGTGACCCCTTGACGCCAGGCGCCAGATGCCCTATAATATGGGGGTAATCAACGGAACCACCCTCATGACCGCCAACACCGAAGAGTTTCTGTCCCGATGTGTCGTAGATACTCTGGCGCGTAAGTTTTACCTTTATTCTAATGAAGGTGATGAGCGAATCGTAGAATGTGACACTGTAGATCAGTTTATGAGTGTCCTAGATGTTGTCAGGAATCAAGTTGATCCTGATATGCTGGCATATTCAAATCCTTTCTAGTGTATAAATAACGAAAAAAATGGAAGTTTTCACTGTGGCAGAGTTTCAAACACGTTTTGACGAACTGGTTGAAAGAGTAGAAAACGGAGAACAATTAGGTATAATTGATGAAGATGGACGAGCAGCAGTTATGATACCTGCGGATGATGACCTCATACGAATACACACAGAGTTAAATAACGAGGCATCATAAACCGTAAGGGAGCATAGCTTAATGGTTAGAGCGGCCTGCTTATAACGGGTTAGTCTGGGTTCAACTCCCAGTGTTCCCATTTGCTATTTGCGAATAGCGAATGCTGGTTTAGCTATCTGGTGAAAGCACCCGACTCATAATCGGACACAGGTGGGATCGTTCCCCACAACCAGCACTTGACCATTATGTTATAATGGTCTTACATCACGGGCGAGTGATGAAATTGGTTAGACATCTCAGACTTAAAATCTGACGGGCATTGCGCCCATGCGGGTTCAAGTCCCGCCTCGCCTATTAAAAATAAATATAAGATATGGGAGTAAGTCCTATGTCTTATCGTATTGATCACGCATACTGTTGGTATAACGATGGCAGTATGATTGTGAAGATGTATTTTATTAATCACATTCCTTTCACGTTTGACGAACTCCCAGACGGACATTTATACGATCAAGATCTTTGTAGAGAGGCGGATAAGAATCGTACATTTGAACCAGAAGACTTATATAGAAGTTCTTTTTATCTTATAGATGAGGAGGTACATCCTTGCTTCTTCCCAGTTGAGTTAGAGAATCCTGAAGATATGCCAGACGATGTGATTGAGTATGATGAGGAAGATTTAATGGGATAAATAAAAGATAATGAGATCTCAACGAATAGAAAAATGCCGTTAAATAAACTTGAGAATTTTATCAAGAACACAGAAGGGCGTATATTATATGTAAATCCTAATGATATTGACGCAACTGATAGCATAACAAATCAGGGTAACTCACTGACTCAACCGTTCAAAACGATTCAGAGAGCACTCCTTGAGTCAGCAAGATTTTCATACTTAAGGGGCAGCAATAACGATATTGTAGAAAAGACAACAATTCTTCTGTTTCCTGGTGAGCACGTCGTTGATAACCGCCCAGGATTTGCAATTAAAGATGTAAGCGGAACTGCGACTGCTGTATCACCATCAGGAGCAGAGACGGCAGCACAAGATACTCTGACTCTGACACTATCCTCTAACTTTGATATCACACAAAACGACAACATTCTCTATAAGTTCAACAGTATTAATGGTGGTGTTGTTGTTCCCAGAGGTACTTCAATCGTTGGTCTGGACTTAAGAAAGACCAAGATTCGTCCAAAATATGTTCCAAACCCAACTGACCCAAGTGTAGCAAAGTCGGCAATCTTTAGAATCACCGGTGCTTGCTACTTCTGGCAGTTTTCTATCTTTGATGGTGATGAGTCTGGACTGGTTTACACTGATGATGCAGACTTTTCAACAAATAATCAGTCAGTTCCGAACTTCTCTCACCACAAACTGACTTGCTTTGAATATGCCGATGGTGTCAATATCCCACAAGGATATACGATCACTGACCTTGATATGTTCTATAGCAAACTATCAAACGCATTTAATGTTGCGTCTGGTAGAAATATAGATCAAAAGTATCCAAGTGAGTCTCTAGGATTTGCCAAGCAAAGACCAGAATGGGAAATTGTTGGTGCTTTTGCTCCCGATCCAGTCAACATTTCAAGCATTATTTCTGGAGATGGGTCAACTCCAAGTGCTGTCATCACTGTCACAACAAGTTCTGCTCACGGATTGACCGCTGGAACTCCAATTAAAATCAATGGAATCAGCACACTAGATTATAACATCTCAACGAAAGTTCAGAATGTCATCAGTGCGACTCAATTCACTTATCTTCTTCCTTTTGTAAGAGATAATCTTCCTGCTTCTCCTGGAGTTGCTTCTGGAACAGTCACCATTGAAACTGATACTGTTTCTGGTGCTTCTCCATATGTTTTCAACGTTTCATTGCGTACCGTATGGGGTATGAATGGAATGCACGCCGATGGTAGCAAAGCATCGGGATTCCGTTCAATGGTCGTCGCACAGTTTACCGCTGTGTCTCTACAAAAAGACGATCGTTCCTTTGTCAAATATAATCAGTCTTCCAGACTTTATGAAGGCATCACAGTTGCTCTTGCCAAAGGTGCTGCTCTTACCACACAAGCATCTTCTCTAGACCCAGCAACTGTCTATCACCTAGACGCTGACGCAATCTATCGTCACGGTTGGGAAACGAGTCACATCAAAATTAGTAATGATGCTTTCGTTCAGATCGTTTCGGTTTTTGCGATTGGATTTAACAAGCACTTTGACGCACTATCTGGTGGTGACGGATCAATCACCAACTCCAACTCAAACTTTGGTCAGATTTCACTGTCAGCAGATGGATTTAAGAAAGAAGCATTTGCCAAAGATAATAATGCCTATGTGACTTCCATCATCACACCAAAGGCAAACCTAGAAAGTGAAGTTAATATTGACTGGATTTCTCTGGACGTAGGACTGACAACTTCTGTTGGTATCTCAAGTCACCTGTATCTGTTTGGATACAATGACCAAGACGATCAACCACCAATCATCATTCAGGGTTATCGTATTGGTGCGAGACAGAATGATAAACTTTATGTTCAGATTGGATCTGGAACAAGTGAAGCATCTATTTGTATGCTTGATAATGTTCTTGGGTCTGGAACAACGATTGCTCAAGGTAACAGTGTAGGAGAAAAGTATTATCCAGTTCTCTCTGGACCGTCATCTAACATCTTTACACTTGGAACTCATCAGATTCAGACTGGTGAAACGGTCAGAATCTTTAGTGATGATGGAGATCTACCAGAGAATATTCTTGACAATACTGTTTACTATGCGATTCGTCAGTCTTCTACTGAAATTAAACTTGCGTCATCACAAACAAACGCAGAAAATGGATCTGCGGTCACTGTTTATGGCGGAACAAAACTTTCCATTGTCAGCAGAGTATCTGATAAGAATGCTGGTGAGATTGGTTCACCAATTCAATGGGACACATTACGTTCTAATTGGTTTGTAAAAGCACAAACAAATAACCAAATCTACTCTGCGATTGCTTCTCAAGGCGTAGCAAATCTTACAGAAAGAACAAATGTATCTTTTGTAAAGAGAAAAGACGATCCAAGATCACTAGACGAAAAACTTTATAAAGTTCGTGTTGTCATTCCAAAAGAATCCATCAACGCAAAAAATCCTAGTGAAGGATTCATCATTCAAGAATCTAGTAGCACTGGAGCGAGAACAAACAGTGACTTTACTCTGACAACAATCAGTGAAACTGATTATGCATATAATAAGAATCCAAGGTTCATCAGCACTTGTTCCGAATCCTCTAACACTGTTACTGTTCTCGCAGAACTTCCACATAATCTAAATGTTGGTAATCAGATCATCGTTCGCAATGTAACCAGTAGCACAAACACCGCTGGAACAGTCAACATTGGATACAATGGAACTTTTGAAGTTACTGCGATTATTGATGACAAGAGATTCCAGTATTCAACAACTGATGTAGATGGAGTCACTCATAGTGTCGGAACATTTACAAACAATGTATCCACAAGAAGCACCACGCTTCCAAGGTTTGAGAGAAATGATCTTAAATCAAACTACTTTATCTACAGAAGTGAGGTCATCACTCCTTATATCTTCAATACACAAGACGGAATCTATCACCTTTATGTTCTAAAGGCTGATAATGGAATTCCAACAGAATTCACTGGTCTTAAGTATAGTCAGAATGTTGTTGATCTTTATCCACAACTTGACAAAGATAATGTAGATGATAATCCAAGAGCAGCAAAGACTTTCGCCAAGAGAAGTCCTCTTGGAGATGTTGCGACAAACGATCTTAAGAAGAGTATTACCAGAGAATCTGTTGATAAATTTGTTCAAGATTTTGGTGTTGGTCTTAAGATTACTGGTGTTTCAACGTCCTTTACAAGCACAACCGCTGGTATCGCAACCATTACGTTTGGGAGAGAGCACGGATTTAGTGGAATCGTTACTTATAGTGCTCTGACTGGTGGTTCTGGATATAACAACGGAACCTTCTACAATGTCAAACTGTTTAATGATGGAACCAGCAACTGGGATGGAGCAACAGCAAAGGTCACGATTGCTGGTGGAAGTATTAGATCCGCAGATATCATTGATGGTGGTTCAGGATACGCAAACAATGAACAACTAGATTTTGACACATCTCTGATTGGTGGTGGAACTGGTGCTGGACTGACCATTACAACTGCTGGTATTTCCACAAATATCGGTGATGTTCTTCAAGTCACTGGTATTGGAACGACTTCTGATGGATACTTTAGAATCTCGTCGGTTCCTTCTACGACACAAGTTGCGATTGCGATTACAAATGGTGATTCCAAGATTACAACCAATCAGTATGCGATTAATCTAGGTCCATCAGTCCGTGTTTCCACAAGTTCTTATGATTCTGTCAGTGGAGTTTCTACATTCAACTGTTCTAGTGGTCATAGTCTTGTTTCTGGAAACAGATTCAGAGTTCTAAACAGTTCCAATAATAATCTTGGAGACTTCTACGTTAAAGAAAGAGTAGGAGTCAATACATTCTCGGCAACAACAAATTCCTCACTGTCTCCTGTTTATATCTTAAGACACGGAATGTCGCCTGCGAATGCGACTTCTGATGTTTCAACTGAAAGTCTAGGTGCTCGTGGTCTTTCATTCTATGATGGGGAGACTCTGACTCTTCTATCAAACGTTACTAACGATACCACATTCCACGTTAGAGCAACAAACTCTGGAATTGGAACGGTAGCAAGATTCCCACTTGGATCTTATGTTCAGATTGATAATGAGATTATGAGAATTACCAGTTCCGCACTTTCAGGTGCTGGACTGAATGAAATCACGGTGATTCGCGGTGCTCTGGGAACCACCAAACAGAATCATTCTGGTGGAGTAACAATTCGTAAGATCAAACCACTTGCGGTTGAATTCCGTAGACCATCCATTATTCGTGCTTCTGGTCATACATTTGAATATCTTGGTTATGGTCCTGGTAACTATTCAACGGGTCTGCCACAAGTTCAAGTCAAGACTCTGACTGAAAGAGAAGACTTCCTTGTTCAGTCACAAGAAAGATCTTGTGGAACCGTTGTTTATACTGGTATGAACAACGATGGTGACTTCTTCATCGGAAACACCAAGTATTCATCATCCTCTGGTGAACAAAAGACCTTTGATATTCCTACACCAACAGTCACTGGACAAGATCCTTCTAGATTGTCTGTTGTCTTTGATGAAATTGTTGTCAAAGAAAGATTGATTGTTGAGGGTGGAAACTCTGGAACAGTTCTTTCACAGTTTGATGGTCCTGTTACCTTCAACCAAGATGTGAAGTTGAACAATGACACCATCATTAATGGAACTCTTAAGATCAACAACACTGTTGAGATTACCAACACAACAAACTCAACCAGCAAAGATACTGGTGCTCTGATTCTTGAAGGTGGTGTTGGACTTGAGAAGAATCTAAATGTTGGTGGAAATGTTTCTGTGGCAGGAACATTTGGTGTTATTGGTGCTGCTACACTTTCCAGCACCTTGGGAGTTACTGGAAATACAACTCTTGGAGGAACTCTCACTATTAATGGTGGCGGTGGTGGAACAGCACTACGATTG